AACCTCAACCTCAGGCTTTGGCTCCTCAACCTCCGGCTTTGGCTCCTCAACCTCAGGCTTTGGCTCCTCAACCTTCTTCTTTTTCTTAATAATCTTCTTCTTTGGCTTATTAACCTTAGCCTCTGGCTCTTCAATTTTCTTCTTTTTCTTAATGATCTTCTTCTTTGAAGGCTTTTCAACCTTCTTACCATCTGAATCATACATCCAGAAGTGTTCATTGTAATCATCTTGGTAGCCGTCCTTGAAGCTACCCTTTGGAAGCATAGGCTTCTCAGGACGATCTTCATTCACCTTGCCAAGCCACCATCCATTTGGCATGAAGAAGTCTTGCTTCAAGTGGTTCTTACAGTAGCAACCATCATACATATTAATGTATTCTGAAAGCTTTTCCCTTTGACCTTCGTTCATCTTGTCTTCAAACTCTAAGAGGACATTCTCAGTATCTTCCTTTTTGATCTTCTTGCACGATAAGCATTGAATGTTATCGTAACCAAGACCACCATCTGATTCCCATTTTCGGGCAGAGCATCGGTGTTCGTCAAAGTCTTCGCTGTTGCGTTCAGCTAAGTCCTTCTTTACAGAAGACTTCTTGTTAGTCTTTTTCTTTTCCGAGGACTTCTTCTTGGTGACCTTCTTCTTCGCCTTTTCGTCGTCTTCCTTTTGTAGTTCTTGTCCCATGTTGATGATCATGCGTTGTAGTCCTTCATCCTGTAAAATGGTATCCAGAGTCGGGACGGTGCCTGTCCCTGGCTCCACCACCTCATACTTCTCAAGGAGGAACTCTATGAGGGTTATCACCCTCGGTCCGGCGAGTTCCTTGAAGCTGGGGTGAGAGATGGAAGCCATTCTGGTAAGCGAGCGTGAGTGTGAAAGCGAGTAGTTCGTAAGTTAGTCAATGTGTTTGTTTGTTCTGTTAACACTCTCAAAGGGAGTTTCAAATTTTCTTAGAATCCAGAAAAGACTACTTCAAACTCCCAAGCAAGCGAAAATTTGAAACTCCCTTTGAGAGTGTTAACAGAACAAACACAAACTGAACACAGACACTCACAGACGCTTACAGACACTCACACACGCTTACAGACACTCACAGACGCTTACAGACGCTTGCTACAGACAAAGAACAGAAGATGGCCCCTGTCAACTTCTCTGTCGGGGACCGAGTCATCCACACCAACTGGATGTACGGCACTGAACGCATGGGCACCATACAACACATCGGTGACCCAGTGGAGTGTGGTGGAGTCTTCAAGGGAGAAGTTGAGACACTGGCCATGGTAAGATTCGCAGCGGGCACTATCGCACATACACCTCTCAGGCAACTGAAGCCATACGAGACTCCGAAGTATCCTCCTGGAGTCATCCCTGACAAGTTCTACTTGGACTGTCCTCTTGAAGAAATCAGAGAAGTTGAAGACTACATCATGGAGAATGAGACTCCTGGAGGAAGTCGCGAAAACGCCATCAAAGAAGAAATGAACGATAACGACATGTTATCTATACTTGCTGGAGAAGGCCGGGATACGGCTCTACTCGGGATTGATCCGGAAGACATGGACGATTTTGAAGACAAGTGTAACATGCGCGAAGAATATCATCGCCTCATCGCAAAGTCACCACAATGCGGGAGGGACGATAATTCGGTCGTCCATAATATGGAGTTGGGCAATCGTCTATACGAGAGGAATATTGTCTTGAGGAATCGTTCCCAAACAAGCGACGGTGTGGAAGAACTTGACTTCCGTGATAGGATCATGGTTGAAGCAACGATGAAGAACAAAGGTGACAACTACATGTGTGCTACAACAAAATACGGGGCACTCTACATCGACTTGAAGTATACAAAGTATGTTCCCAAAATTGGAGAAAAGTTCAAGTGTGTCATGGGTATCAAAGGCCCTACAGGAAACTTGCCATGGAAGTGTTACAGAATAGTGTAGAATACAATAGAAAAAAAGAAAAAAAAGAAAAAAAGAAAATTTTTTTTTTATATTATATATTATAATAACTTAATGGATCAAATAAAAAGCTTAATTCAACAAGGAGGGGGTGATGCTATGAATATTATTAATAATCAAAGTGGGGGCGCTGTTCCAATTATTTTTCAGGTAATATGGATCGCCACTCCAATAATTTTCTTTTTAGTTTATTACTTTTGGCATTTAGGGTTAGATAATGAGAGAGCTGAAATAAAAAAAGATGATGAAGGATATGAATACAGAGATTATGTTATTTGGGGTAAGTTTTCACTCAAAGTGTTATTAATGATGATGGCATTATGTTATTTTTTCAAAGATGTTCTTGGATGGGTAGTAGTAAAGCTTCCCGGGACATTAAATCCAGGAAAAGGTCTAACTGGATACTATTGGACGGCAATGTTCTATTTAATGATCATAAGTGGGGCACTAACTATAATATTTGGAGGCCTTAAATCAACGGCATATCAATACTTTGTTGATGATTTATATGATGATAGAACAAAAATGAAACAAGTATGTGTTGATTTTGGATGTGGTTATGCTCCTCATGGAGATGGCCAAGTTACAAGAGGTGATAAGGTTTAAATTACTTCATATATGAGTTTCTCCCAATTCTTAACAATATTTTCAGGGCGAAGTTTATCAAGACACTTTCTGGCTTCTTTTGAATTGACACTCCTTACATCAGAAGGCGTATTCCATACATCTTGAAGAGCTTTACTGATATTCTGAATATCATTATCATAATCATCTACATCTACATCATAAATATATACATTATCTTTTACTTCTTCTATGATCTCTTTAGGACCATCAATATTTGAAACAACTACCGGAATACCTCTATCAATGGTTTCACATATTGTATAACCAAATGGTTCATATATCCCTGTGATACAGTTAACACCTACATTTTCCCAATAATAATCTTTGTCTTTTTTGTTTGAAGAGAATGGAATAATAACAAGGTTGTCTTCATATTCTTTCTCTAGCTTTCTCCAATATTCATTGTCATACTTATCGTAGTCTACACCCATGTTAAATACCTTGATATCATCCTTCTTCAGAAGATCTACAGCACGAATAGGAAGTTCTGGACGCTTCCTTGGAACATGTCTCCCAATATATCCTGTGTTATTCAGAGAGTAATCTACATCAACCGTATCATTCTTAAACATTTCATCATATTTTGGTGTATAAGTATTGTAAATAACCCTTGTTTCGGTATTGAATGATGAATAACCAAGAGTATTATAATAATTTTCTTCAGCTTTGCTAATAAGGACAACATAGTCAGAAATCATGAAAGTTGTTTCTTGACGATTAAAGTTGTTTGTATAACATGAGCCCATATTCGTAATGTTTTCCATGCGAATAAGTGAATGACAGACAGTGATTATTTTAAGCATTGGGTAAAATTCTTTTATCTGAGTAATAGTTTCTTCAGCAATCCATAGATTATTGATACAAATATCAATATCTCTGAAAACATTCTTTGTATCTTCAATATTGTTGATTACTCTCAGGTTCTTGTATTTGGTGTGACATTCTTCAGGTAGAGTATCAAGGTGAGCAAGGAATATAGGATAAACTTCAAAGTAATCGTTATCTTCAAACATCTTGATAAAGTTTACAATCCATGTAGCTACTCCACCGTAAACAACCGGAGGTATCTCGTTTGTAAGCAGTCCGATCTTAATCTTCCTTCCAAAGTCTTTTCTTTCGTATACTACATCTTCCCTTTGTGTTTCTGAAAGTTCAAGAATACTTGTAATCATTGATTTAAATACTTCCATCGCAATCTTCGTATCAAATGAATATCCACCTGTCATATTAAATCGTTGGAGCATCCCAACGAAAACCATGAAGATGCTACTGAATACACCATAGATGAAAGAGACCACATTCATCTTTAAAGTTTTTTTGTTGATTTATTATTTCTGTAATCAAATTTTCAAATTTAATTTAAGTTACGGATTAAGAAATATAGTTCGGAATAATTCCATGTTAACTTTTTAGCTGAAAATTGTTCACAATTGTTGGGATTAAATTGTTCAGGAAGGAGAAAATCGCAATCAATTGTAAGTATCTTTTCAAGTATATCATTCGCTTTTATAAATAAGTCATTATTAGGGTTTGATATAGCTCTATCCATACTTTGTCTTTTTATTTTTTTATTTCTCTTTTTGTAGATTTCTAAATAAACTTGTGCGAGAGATATTGTGCATATTATCCATGCGTGACCATCGTAATATTTATCATCAATATATCTTCCAATACATAGATTCTCTTCATTATTATATTTTTTAGAAAAATAGTCTACTAAATTATTAATCGTGTGTAGTGTATATTCCAATGGAATTTTATCTAGTATTTCTGAATCATAATCAATGTGGCAATAAGCTAACATATTAGCAGCATCCTCATACTTTGTAGTTTGACCACTTTCATCAAAAGATGATATAATAAATTTACCATTTTCATTTTCACAAATATGATCATCCAATGAAGCAAATAACTGGACCACAACTTTTTCTACTTTTGCAAATTTTTCTTCATCTAATTTAAGATATTTATTAAGTTTTAAACAATCTTTTAGAAATTTTAACTGGACCATCCTTGTATAAAAATGCCAACCTTTCTTTTCTTCCCATAAATCAAATGATACTTTATCAAAGTTTTCTAATAAATAATTGATATCTTTTATAACAATAGGACGAATCAATTTATCAATCATTATATCGTAGTTATATTTGAATAAATTGATTATTTTAACCATCATGATACCTCTGAGAGCTGGACCATCATTTTGAGGTCTACCCCATTCTCCATTAAATGGAGAACAATCTATATTTATTTTAGGTTCCCCTAATCCAGATAATGTATCTAAACCTTGAACCTTACTTTCATTTTCAATATAATTAATTATATATTCAAAATATTTTGATTCTTTTGTCCTTTGAAACATATCTATAAAAACTCTCATCACAAGGGCAGAATCTCTTATCCAATGAAATTTATAGGGTGGAACTGTTGAAGGAGATGCTATTATAATACCCTTATGAGTTGTAGTATTTGTATTTTCTAGAATCCTTTCTAATATTTTCGGTAAATAAGCAGACATTATATATTTATACAATCTTTTATTTTTGTAAAAAAAATATAAGAAAATATATGAAAGAATATTTAACAACTTGGATATGGGTTTTATTCGTTTTATGGATGATTGGAAATAGTCTAGGATTGAAGATTACCGAATATATGAATATGTATTATTTAAGTGTAATATTACTCTTTGGCTATATAATATTCATTTTTATAGATATGAATATCAAAGGTGAAAATTATGAAAAAAAATTATATGTATTGAATGCTTTACTACATGCGTTACCTTTAGCCATTTTGTCCGTAAAAGGTAAAACAGATTATAAATATGCATTTGAAACTACATTTATCTTATCTATAATTTATATTATTTATTTAACATACCTAGGTACTGATATAGTCAGTGTTTATACAGATGAACGATTTAGATTCCGCCGTATTGATGATATCAAGGAATATTTGAATAAGAGTTTATCATAGTTTTAGCAAGTTGAAGATTCTTTACGTTTAAAACTTCTATAATATCCTTTTCATCATAATGATAACCTTGAAGGATTAAATGTGATATTCTTTTATCATCTATTTTTTCTCTGATACACATTGTTATTAATTTTTCTTTGAGTGGTATTAAATCTAGATATTTATCAAGAATCATATTTACAAAAACTATATTATGACGTCTCTTTGATAAAAAATGAGCTGAAAATTCACTTGGATTTATATATGAATTTTTAGTCATAAGATAATCAAAAAGAACAAAACAATTATATTCGATACATTTTGATAATAAATCACTATTATTTTTAAACTTATCGTATCCATATTTTATATAACAATGTTGAAACAACTCAATGTAATTCTTTGATATAAGTGACTTCATAGTATCCCTTTTTACATCTGATTTATTATTTACAACGATATAAAATAAAATATCTTCAATATTATTGAATCTCATAATTAATGAACTGAATTTTCTATCTATCGTTTGACTTAAACGATCATAATGATTTACAATAAGATAACTTAATGTTCCACGATGTATATATTTAATAGCTTCAATGAAAATAGATTCTATTTGATCAACAAAAGGATTTCCATAACTACTTGATTCTAATAAAAGCTTTACTATTTCAACACGATCATATTTAACGGCAGTTATCATAGGACTTGTATTTTGTGAAATACCAAAAATATCATTACTCGCTGCTAAATGAAACTTGTTAAATATAGTTTTCAGAAATTCTTGGTAGTGAAATCCAGTCTTAACGACATCAACTCTATTTTTAACAATCAAATAATCTATATTCTTTTGTGATAATACTATATTGTTATCCATTAACCATCTAAAAACATGACAAGGTGTATTTTTTAAACATAGATCATTTATCTGCGAAGACCTTGAATCTATTATAGCTCCTGGTGTAGGATCTATATTTTGATAACTTTCAAGGTAATTTTTCTTATTTATTTGAATCCACATATCTTCTTTTTCTTCAATATATCTTTTAAAAAAACGATTAACACCCTTTAATGATAATATAAAATTTATATCCATTTTCAAAAAAGATACCTTTGCCATATCATATTTACATGGATTGTTTTCTTCTAAATTATTAAAAATTAAATTAATGATATCTTCTGGTAGATTATCAATCATTGATATAGTATTTCATATATAAATTTGATTTTTTGTTTAAATAAGTATCAACTAAAAATGGACGACATAGTCCACTATATTCGTATGCAAAACATGTTACTACTCAAATATATATCTTATAAAGAAGGATGGAATTACGTTGAACTTTGTAAGAAATATTTAGACCAATGAATTAGTGCGACATAAGGGACACGAGGGTTCTTTATTGATCCATTCTATAATACAACCTTCGTGATATATATGTTGACAATCAAGGTAGACAATATCTTTAGTTTCATCGAAATCTTCTAAACATATACTACAACACGAACCATTTGCTATAACATTCGGGTCAACAGTATTACTTTTTATTTTTTCTACGACCCTTGGACTTACCTCTGTTTCTTGAGTTAATCTCGCATTTAAATCGGTATCTCTTTCTGCTCTATTTAATCCGCGAAAACAACAGCAAGAAAAGTATAGTATTATACCTATCATCACGTATCCACTTTGACTATCAATATTCAAAATAGAACCATACTCAGAACCATTAAAATTATTATCATAATCGTAATTTCCACTATAATCATTGGGTTCATGATATTCATATCCTTTATTTAGTATTGGGTCATCCATTATATAAATAGTATGTAAAAAAAACTTTATATGGAAATGGTTTGATTTAAACATGTGGGAAAGGGACTTGACCTACATCGCGATACCAAAATGAACCTCGTCTATTTTGTCCGGTCCATTCTGAATTGTAACGTTCATATGATTCTTCGCATGGGTATTCTAGAAATTCTTTTTCACATGCCCTCAACCGCGATATGTTAGATCTTTCAAGGACGACACAATATTCATTATAATAGTAACCCCCCCAAGGCTGTCTTTTAAAATCTGGGGGCATATTGAATCGTGGCGCGCATGATACGTAGTTTGCTTTTTCAGCATCAAAAGTGTGTTGATTGTAGAAGAGAAACTCGCCATTCCCACCATACTCTACTTCTGAAAAGATGAAATCTTCTTTCCAGTTGAAAGAGTAGTTGAGATCAGTATCATTTTCGTCGTAAAAGTAGATCGCGGGACCAAGGACACCATTCTCATCTGTCCTACCAGGTTTTGTATACTTGTAATTTCTTTTATATCCTTTATCAAGAGTGTCTATGTGTGACCAAATGAGATCCCATCGCTTTACTGGTTCGATCCAATCAATTGGGGGTGAAAAGGTTTTCCTACCATGATAGATTGTCAAACAATCACTTTCTCTGGGAATAATCTTCAACTGGAAATCTTCGTGGATACCATGATCCTTTTTATCTACAACTTCTTGAAATGTTTCACTGAATGTTTCATGTTTTTCTTTTTCTACTTTTGTCGGTGGCTTTGAACAACGCTTATTTTTGGATGGTTTCTTCTTTTTTGCTTCTTTGAATGTAAGTGGTCCAAGCTTCATATTCCTTATTCTTCGTAGCATTTGAGTATCAAGGTCTTCATCACCGTCAATTGGATGTTGTACATGCCTTTCATTCACTACGATAACACCCCTTTCATGATCTTCGCGCTGGTCTTTTTGTCCTTGAAGTTCATCAATTTCATTTTCGTAGAACATTGTCCTATCAAGACCAACACCATCCCAAGCTACATCCGCCCAGGTAACCTTCTTGTAGAGATAACCTTCCTTCTCTCCAAGCTCTCTCCTGTGAACCGGAATAACAACTCCATCCACGTCAACGAAGTCAAAGAGGTGGGAATCCTTGAACATTTCTTTTCTTTTTTCTCTTTCTTTTGTAAGTTGATATCACCAAGTTACAAATATCAAATTTGAAATTTTTTAGACGATTCTTATATAAAGATAAAACACGAACTATAAAGGATAAAAAAGCGAAAGAAACCAAACAAGATGAGCTCTGACGATGAATTTGTGGTTGTGACAGCTGAACCTGTTTCTCCCGAGGCACCGTCCCCTGCTCCAGCACCAGAAAAGGAGGACCCTACCTCGGTTGTAACGGCGGAACCAGTGCCAGACAACACTTCATCTGACGAACGGACCTATGAAGAATTTATCAACGACAAGACACCAATGGAGACATTCAGGATCAATGGTCTACACTATTATGTAAAGAATGGGGTCAGTGGAGAGAAGGTCCGCTCTATGATGAAGGCGCATGGACAGTGCGAAATCTGTTCATCACGCGCGCGGAAGTTTTGCACTCTTCTCGGACGAAGGAAGGACGACGACGACATTCACCCATCTATATTTCTGAAGAATATCCGAGGACCAAAGGATGGTGGATGTCCAGACTGTTGTCTTTTCAATATCCGAAAGGAAGTTGAGGAGATGAACAAGTTTTCAAACTTCAAGAATCCACGGATCTTCGTTGTCCGTGAAGACAGCTTCCCTCCAATTATTGATGGTGAAGATCCTAATACAGGCCTACCTTATGAACATGTTACAATCTTCCCCGATGCTTTCACTGAAAATGAAACAGCCAATAAGTTTGAACCACTCATTCACAAGTATATCGGGACAGTTGATCCACGCCTTTCAAGTCTTCTGGAACCTGCTGGAATCAGAACTGTTCAGAAGATCATGGAACGTGTATCCGAACTTCAGAGGCCAGGACACTGGTCATCTGTGCTAAAGTGGATTAAGCACCTTCACGATCTTGTAGAGAGGCCGCGCTACAAGAAGGGGTACAATAATCTTTCTGCGTGGGGGAAGTTTCATTTCAAGATTGCTGCGATTACTTCAGGACGCATTGAATCAGATGTTCATAAGGATTTTCACCAGGCAGACGGTATTGTAAATGTTATTACCAATTCAGAATCTATTGAGGAATCCCTTCGGAAGATGGATGAAATCTCAAACCCAGAAACATATATGCGAAGTCAGTTCAATCAGGCTATCCGCAAGAACAATGTTACTTCAAAGAGTGGTTTTGGACTTGCTTGGGATGGAAAGTTTACCGATGACTTTGATATCCATGTCCAGCCTATCGCACCAAATGGACCTCATATCTACTACGGTGTTAAGAAGAAGATAATCCCATGTTTCGCAGGAAATGGTTATCAATCTGGGGATGTAACATTTCACCTTGATTTTGATGCGAATGCTGGTGATCCAGAAGAGAATCCAGTTGAAAATGTGAGTGTTGATATTCACAATGG